GTTGTCGCTAAAGTTGGTACTCAGGTTAAAACTATACGTTTTGGACAACAAGGTATAAAGACAGCTGGTAAACCTAAAGCAGGTGAGTCAGCTAAGCAAAAAGCTAGAAGAAAGTCTTTTAAAGCTAGGCATGGTAAGAATATAGCAAAAGGTAAGATGTCAGCAGCTTATTGGGCTAATAAGGTTAAATGGTAACGCATGTATACATAGACCCAGATTACTGGGTATCGACATATAATTACTGGGATATAGAGTAATATAATGAAATATAACAATTATGGACATAGCAGTATTACTAATAGTACTATTTTTATTTTGGCAACTTTATAGGTTTACCTAGTGTATATTATTAAAATAAAACATAGAGGTGATAAGAAAGAGACTGAATATCCTATTTATAGGGAAAAAGAGGCAAAAGAAAAGAATATCAAGTATAGACCTTGGAAAAAGGCTAAACTTGGCCAATTTGCCTTATCAGATGATGGATATGTATCAAAAGTATTATCACGTCGTGAATATACTGATAATACGGGTCGTAAGAATGTTTACATGAGGTTTCCTTTTGGTTATACGTTTTTTAACCCAAAGTATAGTAATAAGCCTTTAAATGTACAAGGGCGTAAAACAAACGTGACAATGACTGGAAAGTCATATATAAAGGTTCAGTCTAAGCAAAACAAGATGAAAGCATTAGCAATGATGTTTGCATTAAAGCCTGATTATGACCAGGCTATAGAATGGGCATTAGGTGAGGTTAATGATTCTCAGAAGCGTAAGTGGAAGAGAACAATGAAATCGGAGATATTTCAAGGTATGGTAAGAGATGAACTAGCAAAAAGATTAACGGAGCATGGTCTAGACGAAGACTATACGTTAGATTTATTAAAACAAGCTATTGAATTAGCACAAAGCAAAAAAGATATATCAAATCTTTTAAAAGCAGTAGATAACCTTCAAGATATGCACGGAATGAAAGAGAAGCATCTTGTTAAAACTACTGATACAATTGAGGCCTTTTCTAGTGTAAAGCTTATAGATGAGCTAAAAGAAGAAGAAAAAGGATTGACATTACAAAGAGTACAGATTGAGGAGAAGAAGGAAGATACAGAAGAATGACGGACTATAACAAATATAATACCAATTTACTACTAGAAACTGCAATGAAAGACCCTAATATGGCTGAGCAGGTAAATCAAGCATTAGGAACTATAAGCAAGCCAACGAGCTCAGTGTTCCCAACGGGGGAATTTATGGGAATGAGCGTGTCTCCTAGAGTGCAAGATATAGTGACTATGCTTACTCAATTACCAGTTGGGGCTGGTGGTGCAGCAATAGGTGCAGCTGGTAGTAACAAAAGTCTTTTAAATAAATTGTTAGCTAAGGCTAAACAAACTAGAGCTGCAAAGAAGAGTATTGCAAGACATAAGAATAAACCTGTAGAGGATTTTGAAAGTAGAAAGATTAGTAGAGAATATGATAAAGAGGCGAAGGCTGACTGGGAAGAATGGAAGTTTAGTGACTATTACAAGGGGATGGAACCTAGAGGAGTACATAGCTTTAAAGATATGAATAAGTATGAAAAAGGTATTATAAGGTATCATAAAAACTTTGACCAATATCGAAAGTCGTTTGAAGAGGCTAGAGAGAAGTTTATGGAAGGCATGCATATTCAAGGTTTAGATGAAAAAGATTTTATGAAGCAATTGACAGACTTTGAAATAATATATGACCCAAGCAGTCCTGGATTTGACCCTAAAGCATTACTTGATTTAACAAGAAGTACGAAAACAAAAAAAGTAGCATCTAATATAACTCGTCAGTTTTAAATGGATTTTGAAGAAAAATATGCTCAACTAGAAGCACTAAAGAAGATGCGGAAGAATATGGCACTATTTGGAAGATACTGCTTCCCGACAGCCCTCCGCAAACAAACACCCCCGTTCCACCACGAGGTGTATTCTTCTTTAAAGGATGACGACACAAAAAGAGTGCTAATAGCTGCTCCTAGGGGAACGGCAAAGAGTACTGTTACCACTCTTATTTATCCATTGTGGAGAGCAGCTTTTAAAGCATCTAAAGAAGATTTGTTTATAGTTATAGTGTCTGAGTCACAAGCTCAGTCTATTAACTTCTTATCACGTATTAAATACCATTTGATACATTCAGATAAGTTTAAAGGCGTTTTTGGAGATTTAGGACCAGCTACTGCACAACGTTGGACGAATACAGATGTGGTATTAGCTAATGGTACAAGAATAATAGCTGTAGGTACTGGACAAAGAGTACGTGGTTTTATTGAAGGAGATACAAGACCTAACTTGATTATAGTTGATGACTTTGAGTCAGAACTTAATGCATATACACCAGAAGCACGTGCTAAAAATAGAAAGTGGATGACAGAAGCTGTAATACCTTCTTTATCAGATGATGGTAAGATATGTATGATTGGAACAGTAATATCAGAGGATTGTTTTTTATACTGGGCTAAAGATAGTAGCGCATGGAAAACTTTATGGTATTCTATATGGGATGATAATCAAAAGTCAATATGGCCAGAAAGATTCCCTAAAGAACGTATATTAGGCATTAAAGATGAATTTGCATCCGTAGGTAATTTAAACGGGTTTTACCAGGAATATATGAATATAGCGCAATCTCCTGATGATGCCCCATTTAAACCTGAATGGATAAAAATGCATCATTATAAGTTTGAAAGAAGAGGAGGACAAGGATGCTTAGTACAGGAGCTACACGATGATGATAAAGAAAAAGTTATACCAGTTGATGTGTATTGTGGGGTTGACCCTGCTAGTTCTTTATCAAGGCGCGCTGACTTTTTTGTCATTGCTACCATTGCTGTTGATGGGGATAATAGAAAATATCTCATTGATTGTGTACAAAAACGCATATCGCCTGCAGAGCAGCCTAATGAAATTATATCTGTATTTAAAAAATTCAGGCCTAAGAGAATGAAAATAGAAACAGTCGGATATCAAGAAGCGCTAAGGACTGCGACTAAACAATTGATGCAAGAGGAGAATTTATATATTCCAGGACTAGAAAGAGGCGTTAAACCTAGAAATGCGAAATCAGAGCGCTTGCTCTCACTGGTTCCTATTTTTGCAAAAGGCGATTTTTACTTTAGGCCTGAAGATTTAAGTGCACAAAAAGAATTTTTATCTTACCCTAAAGGAAAGCATGATGACATTATGGATGCGGTATGGACTGCATTAGATGGACATAGGGCTTGTAGGGTTAAAACATACGTTAAAAATGATGAAAAAAGTGGAATAATTAAAAAAATGCTTGACTGGAAGTTAATGTAGGGGTTATATTACGAGATATGCCAGAAGAAAAATACAATAAATTAACAGATAAAGAAATTGTACAGAAAGTACAAGACCTTTTTCGTACGTATTCTAAGAATAGAGAGACCTGGGCTAGTCATGCTCAAGAAGATAAAGAGTTTAGGCTAGGAAAACAATGGACTAACGAGCAGAAAAGAATCCTTGAATCTCGAGGTCAAGCTCCTATTGTGGTTAATAGAATACATCCTGCAGTTGAAGCTGCTAAAGCAATGATAACTGCTAATAGACCATCATTTAGATGTGCTGCTAGAGAAGACTCTGATAATAAAGTTGCTCAAGTGTTAAGTCATTTATTATCATATATGTACGATATATCTGATGGTAGGTCAGTTATAAGAGAAGTAGTAGATGATTACTACGTAACTGGCTTGGGGTATATACATGTGTACCAAGACCCAATGATGGATATGGGCAAAGGGGAAGTATGCTTTCATAGTGTAGACCCTCTTGATGTATACGTCGACCCTAATTCAAGGAGTCGATTTTTTGATGATGCTGAGAATATTATAATATCTCGGTTTTTTACACGTGACCAAGCCAAAAAATTATATCCAATGTATGAAAAGGCTATTGACAATGCTGAATCGGACAGATTCACAGATAGGCCTATTACTGATAGAGCGGATGATGGAGAAACTATATTTCCAGAAGATACCGAAACTAAAACAGAGCATGGAACATTTGGTCAGAATGATGAATATGTACGTGGTTATGAATGGTACTCTAAAGAATTAGTGGATAAATTTAGAATCTTTGAAACTTTTAGTGGTACAGAAGATTTATTAGATGTAGAAGATTTTGATGCATATATTCAAAAGCCAGCTTGGATAATTGAAGGTCAGCCTGTAGTTGACCCAGAGCAAGCTAAACAGATTATTATGCAAATGCAACAACAAATTGCAGCTCAATGGCAAGCAATGGTTGAAAATGCTACAGCAGAAGGTATACCAGCAGAAGACTTGCCTGCACCAGAAGAGCCTAATGTACAGCAGATTGATTATCAACAATTAATTTTACAAGGCTTAATTGAAGTTGCAAGAGTGCAAGTTAAACGTGTTCATCATTGTGTAGTTATAGGTGATAAGAAGTTATATAGCAGGGTGCTTCCTACTGAAGATTACCCTATTGTTCCATTTGTTAACATTCATACTAGGACACCATTTCCTGTATCAGATGTTCGAATGGTTAAAAATATGCAAGAATATATCAACAAAACACGTTCTTTAATAGTAGCTCATGCTACTACAAGTACTAATACAAAAATATTAGTTCCTGAAGGCAGTGTTGATATGAAAGAATTTGAAGAAAAATGGTCACAGCCTGGAGTTGCAATTCCTGTTGATATGGATGCTGGAGTTCCTATGCCTGTGCAACCAGTACCTCTTCCTAATGAGCTTTATAAGAATGAAATGGATGCTAAAAATGATATAGACCATCAATTAGGTTTATATGAAATGATGCAAGGTAATTCTTCAGTAGCTCCTCAAACATACAAAGCAACAATCGCTTTAGATGAGTTTGGGCAAAGGAAGATTAAATCAAAATTAGCTGATATAGAAGCTGGCTTAACTA